AGCCCGTGCGGTTGACATTTTCCTAAAAATAAGTAAATTCGTTATTCCTGAACTCAAGGCGGTAAGTGTGGAGGCTCTAGTAAGAGATGAAAGCGGCACGCAAATAACCCTACCCCCTTGGATGATTAAGGAGGCTATTGAGGATGACGAACCCGAACCTTAAATTTTTAAGAGAAAACCACGAGTCTAAAAGGCTTATAAGCCTAAGAGGGGGCACAAGGTCGGGAAAGTCATATAGTGCCGTTCAGTTCCTTATTGAACTTTGCTACAAGTACCCCAATGCTGGGATGGTTATCACCATTGCTAGGCAAACGCTACCAGCCTTAAAGGCTTCAACCCTTCGGGACTTCGTTGAAATACTGCAATCCTTTGAGGCATACGTTGAAGAAGACCATAATAAGACCGAGGGAATCTATAAGCTTAGAGGGAATACGGTTGAATTTATTAGCTTGGATCAACCCCAAAAGCTACGGGGTAGGAAACGGGATGCGCTTTTTTTAGACGAATGCAACGAAATAACCGCTGAGTCATTTAGACAACTATCTTACAGAACCACGGGGTTTATTGTGCTGAGTTATAACCCTAGTGACCTTGACGGCTGGTGGTACGAAGTGGAGTCTAGGGAAGATGCGGCTTTAATTGTCACCACTTATAAGGACAACCCACACTTACCTAAATCAATCATTGCGGAAATCGAAAGCCTTAAAACGTCAAGCCCTGAAGATTGGGCGGTGTTTGGTTTAGGTGAACGAGGCAGAGGCAAGAAGGGCAGAATTTATAGGAACTTCACCAAGGTAGAAGAACTAGACTTTTCGGAGTGTTCAGATGTTTGCATTGGTATCGACTTCGGGTTTAGCCAAGACCCCACGGCAGTCCTAAAGGTCGGTAAGCATAACGATCGGGTCTATGTCGATGAACTCGTGTATGAAACTCATCTTACTAATACTGAGTTAGTTGAGAAGATAAAACACGAATGTGAGGGGTTACGGGTCATTTGTGATAGTGCAGAACCTAAGAGCATAGCCGAACTAAGACGAGGGGGACTAAACGCAATAGGAGCAATTAAGGGGCCTGACTCTATTAGGAATGGTATTAAGTTACTCCAATCCAAGGAGGTTCTTTACACAAGACGAAGCAAGGACTTAGAGAGGGAACTAGGTTCTTATGTATGGCACTTAGACAAAAACGAGCGACCCACGGAAAAGCCCATCGATTCATTTAATCACCTTCTTGACGCTCTGAGGTATAGCGTGGGGTTTTTATATAAACGGGGTTAAAGGGCTAAATTACTTTTGTGCTATGGCGTTATTAGATTTCCTCAAGTACGACCGCAAAGAGTCGAAAATACAAGAGCAGTTAAGCAAACTACTCACGGCCCAGCTAACCCACTTGGGGGCGAACTCAGCAATCTGGCAACCGTTCAACTTTGAGAGTTTACTAGAGCAAGCCTATCAGAAGAACCCTGACGTTTACTCCGTTATTAATTTCCTTAGTAAGAAGATGTCTAACGTGCCTCTGTGTGCGTATGACTCCGAGGGGAATAAGATTGAATACGAACCACTAGAGAGGGTCAAAGACCAGCCCAATAGCTACCAAAGTTTTAACGACTTCCTAGCTAACTTGTATTCCAATTACCTTTTAACGGGTAACGGTTACATATATTGTCAGAAGGGCGAAACCGCAATTACCGAGGGTCGAATCCTGCTCGTGGAAGCTTTGCCTAGCGTATACATAGAGGCCATCTCAGGTAAGAGCGGAAGAGGGGTAGCTGAATACAGATTCACCGAGGGTTATATAAACACGAAGATGGACGCTGACAATGTGATCCACATCAAAAACGTGCAAATGGCTTTCGGTAGCGGCGAACACCTTTACGGACAAAGCCCCTTACAAGCGGCCTTTAAATCAATTCAGACTTCAAATAGTGGCTATGATTCGCAAAAGGCGTCTATGGATAACCAAGGAGCCGCTGGTATTCTCTATAACAAAGGAATTGACTTCGCTGGTGGTAAAGATGCTTGGACACAAGACGAGATTAACGAGATGCGTCAGAGCATTAAGGAAGTCCGAAAGAACTCAAATTCTAATTCTATTGGTGTTGGTGTCGGTGACTTGGGTTATATCAACTTCGGTATTACTCCAGTCGATATGGGGATAATGGAGGTTCTAGACCTTTCCCTTAGTGACGTTTGCAACGCCTACAACTTGCCCGTTGGTCTGTTCAATAACAACGATTCTAGCACGTTCTCAAATCAGGAGCAGTACAGAAAGCAAGCTTACACGGACTCTATTTTACCTACGCTGAATAAGTTTGAATATTCCTTCAATCGTTTGTTTATGAATGATGAGGGGGTTTATTTCAAGTTTGACACTAGTGAGATTCCCGAACTACAAGCCGACCGTAAGGAGCAAGTTTCTGCCCTTAGTGGTGCTTACTGGATGACCCCGAACGAGAAAAGGGAAATGATGGGGCTGGCGGCTATTGAGGACGCTGATATGAACCAAGTCTATGTACCTTCTAGCCTTACGCCAATTGATCTAAGCGGCTTTGAAGGTGAAGAATGAGTCCAGCAGACAAGCGATATTTAGACGTTAACAGACGTAGGGACAAGATTTCTAGGCGTTACGCTCGTGAACTCACGGAAGAAATCTACAAGGCCAATCTAAAGTATATAAAGGGGGCCGACCTAAGTAACCTAGAGAACGTCATTTACCCCGTAAACTACCCTTCTACTGATGTAGAGAAGCTAGTTGAAGACCTTTATTTCGATGCTGGCTATTTGTTCTCTGACCAGTTCGTTAAGGACTTCGCACAAGGCAAGTTTAAGAGTGATCTAAGCGAGGGTATCCCAAAGGTGCAATGGAAGACCGAGGCTATTGGTAAATATTTTCGGAGCAACCTAAACCAAATAAAGACCATTAGCCTAACTTCTGAGATTGGGGCGCAAAGGCTACTTAATTCGGTTGTCTACGATGCTATTCAAGACGGAAAAGGGATAAGGGCGGTAACCGATGCGCTCAAAAAAGATAAGTTTCTAAGGAACCTGAAGAGAACTTCACGCTTCCAAGCCGAACGAATAGCCCGAACTGAAACCCTTAGTGCCGCTTCTTACGGTGAGTATCTAGGCTCTCAGGAATTGTTTCAGAAGTACGGGGTCACAATGGGGAAATATTGGATCGCTAAGAAGGATGCTAGAACCCGTAATTCTCACAACGAGATGAAACGGAGCGAAACCATAGGAGCAGAAGAGGATTTCGAGGTTGGCGGCTCTAAAATGCAGTTTCCAGGTGACCGAAGAGGAGGGCCAAGCCAAGTAATAAACTGCCGTTGTGCGTTAGGTTGGCGAAGAATCGAAGAGGAAACACCAGCACCCCCACCACCACAAGCGAACATCCCAACGCCTATAATTCCTGAAGATGTTAAGCCCACGGGCTTCGGTATCTCTAAGGAAGTGACCAACTCACTAGACAAGGTGTTTAAGTGGTACAAGGCCAACGGGATAAAAGTCCCCAAGCTAGACGAGAAGTTTCAAAAGTTGCTATCCATACCACCCAAGAAGAGTAATAGAGAGGGGAATTTCTTCGGGATAAGCAACGTAACACACGAGGGGAAAGGCTCTACCTACAACGCATCAGAAAGCAAGATAAACATAACAAATGCGTCAAGGATAAGGCAGGCTAATAATGGGGGTTCTAGGGTCTTATATCACGAATATGGTCACGCTATACATAATAGACAAGGCATTATAAGACCCGAAAAATTCGGTGACGATCTAGACCAAGGGTTTTCAGGTTTGTTCAATCGGCTACGCTCTAAAGGCTATGCTTATGGGTCATCTAGAACCCAATCCGAGGCTTTTTCCAAGTTGAAAGAGAAATATGTTAGCCAAGAAAACGGGTTTAGAGATGTTGTAGATGACTATTACCAATTATTAGATGCTAGGGTTCAATTTAATGAAAGTGAATTCTTTGAAGATAGATTGAAGTTAAAGAGGGGTTCTCTAAAGGGACTGAATGGAGAGGATATAATTGAGGGATTCGCAAGCTATGCGGATACAATGCAAGCGTTAAGTAGGGGAATGATTGGGTTCGGGCATAGTAAAATGTACTGGGCTATTCCGACAAATGCGGAAGCTGAATTTTTCGCCCACGCTATGGAGAACAGATTTTTAGGAAACCCAATTTTTGAGCATTTTGACAAGTCCCTTTATAACGAGATGGTCAAGATGGTAGATGAATTATTAGAATCTAATGGAATATGAGTGCGGCAGACGAATACATTAAGAAGTATGGTCAAAGGGCTTACGAATTAGTTGGCCCACACCGTTTTGATTACAGATTATTAGCTAAGTCCGTTAAACTAGGTAAGCCGCTCGTGGTTGTCGAAAGACCTGGACTATATGACGGGGACTATTGGGCGTTACGATCAAGAGAGCAGTTCGCCAAGACCTACGGCTTTTACCCAAAGGGGCAAGAACCCACGGAATTATCTTAGACCCTATGTTTAAACCAACTCAGGAAATCATTGACAAGGCCCAAGGGGTTTTGGATTATGTCGCTGAAAATGGTTGGGGGACGTGTGGGACGGACGTAGGGAAGCAAAGAGCAAACGACCTAGCCAAGGGCCGTGAACTTTCCCTAGATGTCGTGAAGAGAGTTTATAGCTACCTAGCTAGGGCTTCGGAGTATTATGATGGGGGAAGTTATGAGAAGTGCGGAAACCTAATGTATGACGCTTGGGGAGGCAAACCAGCCTACTATTGGTCTAAAAAGATTGTGCAAGAAAACAAGAGTATGGATAAAGTATACACCACGAAGAACACGAGCCTAGAGTTAAAGGACGTGGACACGGAAAAGGGGACGGTAGCTGGCTACTTCTCAGCTTTTGACAATGTCGATAGCCAAGGGGACATAATGCGAAGAGGCTCTTACGCTAAGAGTATTCAGGAGAACGGGCCAATGGGTAAAGGTAGAATTGGGCACTTGTATATGCACGACCCTTTAAATCCAATTGGGAAGATCACGGAACTGAAAGAAGATGACTTCGGGCTTTACTTTGAGTCTAAGATGTCTAAGCGGCCTTTCGCTCAAGATGTTTTGACGATGTACCAAGAGGGTATAATTAAGGAGCATTCAGTTGGTTTCGTTCCGCTCGTGTTCTCCGAGAGAAGGGAAGAAGGCAAGTTAAAGGGCTACGAGATAACAGAAACCAAACTAAGGGAAGGTTCTAGCGTGGTCTTTGGTGCTAACGAGAATACTCCCTTTGTTGGAATGAAGAGCCTTGAAGAGATAGAGGGCAGAATGGAGGTATTGGAAAGCTTCATTAAAGGGGCTAATGTGACTGATACTACATTTGTTACCATTGAGAACGAACTTTCGCAGTTGAAAGCGTTGATTAATACACTCGTGACTAAAGAGCCGTCTAAAGACACTCCGAATAACGAGCCGTTGAACGTCTTAGAATTGTGGAACTCAATTAATGTTTAATAATTCCTAAAAAGAAAATGGAAGAGATCAAAACACAGTTGGAGGCCATCAAGAAAGACCTTGACGGTGCTATCAACGCTGGTGCAGAAGCATCAAAAGAATACACTCAGGAAAAGCTGAACGCTTTCAACGAGGTACTGGAGAAGTCTAACGCTTCTATCGCTAACCTGGAGGCTCGTGTAAACGAACTCAAAGGCAACGGAATGGAGGACAAGGACGCGGTAGCTAAGACTACTCAAGAGGCTCTTATGAACGCTATGGACTCTGACGGGTTCAAGTCTTTCGTAAAGGGTGAGTCTAGCCGTTTCAACATCGAAGACCTGAAGGTTAAGGCCGTTGGTGATATGCCTACTGCTGACACTACTACTCAGATCGTTGACAACGCTTATCTGCCTATCCTTCCTGAAGTTGAGCGCAAGTTTCGCGTAAGAAATGCACTCCGTCAAGGTTCTATGAGCGGTGACGCGGTTCAGTTCCCCGATGTTAGCGGTGGAGAGGGTGCGCCTACTGCCGTTGCAGAGGGTGCGGTTAAGCCTCAAATGGACAAGGACTTTAGCTTGGTTACTTACAACGCTCAGACCATCGCTGGTTATATGCGTCTGTCTAACCAAATGCTTTCTGACTTCCAAGGAATCACTTCCTACCTGGCTTACGAACTCCCACGTCAGATTTACAACGTTGAGGACACTCAGTTGTTGACTGGTAACGGAACGGCTCCTAACCTCTATGGTTTGAGCAATGGTGCTAAGAGTGACGCTGAGTTGGTTGGTAGTTCTTTTGAGAACGCTATCGCTAACGGTCTTTCGACTAAGTTCGATTGTATCCTTGCTGGTATCGGAATCCTGAAGGCTAGCGACTACGCTCCCGATGCGATCCTTATGAATCCACAAGATGTAGTTCAGTTGGCTTACGCTCGTGACACTCAGGGACAATATACTGCTCCCGTCATCTTCGTAGATAACACGCCTACTATCTTCGGTCTTCCAATTCAGGAGTCTTCAGCGGTAACGGCTGGATCATTCTTCGTAATGGATTCTCAGAACGTAGGGCAGTTGTTCCAGCGTGAGGGCATCTCCGTAAGGTTCTTTGAGCAAGATGGTGATAACGTAACTTACAACCAAACTACGGTTCGGGGTGAGATGCGTGAGGCCTTCGCTAAGTTCCATTCGGACGCTTGCTTTACCGACACGTTCGCTAACGTCACTACCGTAATTGAAGCTGCTGCTTAATTCGTGTGACTTATCTTCTAGGGGGCTTCGGCCCCCTTTTTTGTGGTTTAGAAATTTTGTTTATCTTAGCTGCATAGGTTTTTAGGTTTTGACTCAGGGGGCTTCGGCCCCTTTTTTTATAGGTCTTACGCTCGTGGTCGTATTTTAGAGGTATGAGAACACGCACTAAGATAACCAGCACTTCAGCCCAAACGGGGGTAACATCAGCAGAGTTAAAGCTATTCGCTAGAATACCCGACATAGCTGGGGAAACGAACTTA